ATAATCTTCTGGAACCTGCGACCAATCGAACTTCGGCCGCACCACCCTGAGAAATTGCATGCGCGACCGCGGAATGCCGTTTGTCCGCCACTGAGATACGGCGGCCTGGCTGCATTGGCAAAGTTCGGCGACCGGACCGTTACCTCCGAGTCCGTCGATGATCTTGATTGCGATGGGGTCGTGTGCTTTCTTCATGGCTGTATTTAAGCACACTTAAACGCAAAGGTAAAGCACCCTTAAGCGAAATTTGTTTAAGCTACCTTAAATGAAAACTACGATCGCGCGTCTTAAGTACGCGATGAAAAAGCGAGAGGCCGATTGGGGGCGCAAGATATTCAAGAAGGAGCTTGCGAAGGCCGCTGAAGTGACGTCGGCAGCTGTGAGCTTCTGGTGGTCCAACGAAGACACCGACCTTGAATCGAAATGCGTCTTCGGTTTGGCGAAATTCTTGCAGATATCCCCGGAATGGCTTCAGAGCGGGCGGGGAGGGATGGATGCGCCTGTCGAACGCAAGCACAGTTCAGCAGATGCCGAAAAGTCGAATAAAAGTCAAATCTCAGGCATGATTACCGATTCGTCCCACATAACGGACGATATGATCGGTGGCAATAACACAGAACCTGGCCCGGACATTAGGGGAAAGATCCCGCTGATATCTTGGGTTCAGGCTGGAGCCTGGGAGTCAATAGTGGACAATTTCGCGCCTGGCGACGCAGAACAATGGCTGGATTCGCCTATCAACGTGTCGAGCTCTTCGTATTACCTTCGCGTTCGCGGAGAGAGCATGTTCGATCCAGCCGACCATCGATCATTCCGTGAGGGGGAATTGGCGCTAGTCGATCCTAACGCCCAGGCAGAACACAAATCCCTTGTGGTCGTTCGGCTGGATGACGAAGCTGAGGCGACGTTTAAACAGCTCATACTCGAGGGCGGGAAGAAGTATCTGAAGGCTCTCAACCCGAACTGGCCGAACCGCATCTTTGAGGTAAACGGCAATGCCACTATCTGCGGCGTCGTGAAGGGAAAATTCGTCGACGGCTACTGATCCGACCCACACCAAATTTAAGTGCAGCCCGCCTAGGCGGGCTTTTTTGCGAGCGCAAATTTAAGTGCGCTGAAATTTTCCTTGCACGTCAGAATTAAGTGTGCTTAAATACATCCATCGCAGCAAACAACGCACACCAGCCAAGGGGATCGAGATCATGAGCAAGAACGCAATCATCAGCGCACGCATCCTGGCCGAAATGGAAAACGGCAAGACGATCGACCAGGCATACGACGCAGTGTTCGGCGAAGGCGCCTACCTGAAGCTGGCTGGCGAACTGTACGACCAGCTGCGCGCCAAGGCGTAACTGAAATGCCCATCACCTCGCGCCTCTACGTAAGCCCCTGCGGCAAGTCGGCAGTGTGGATTCACCCGCTGGATTTGCAGACCGGTTTCTACCCGCAGTACGCAGACTGGACAGATTGCACGGACATGGATGACGCGGAGTTTGAGCGGTTTGTGGTTGGGCTGCAGCAAGCGCAGTAACTGTTTTGATGGGATTGGATAGCGCAGGCTGATGCGCACTTCGTGCCGTGAAAAAGCATAGGGGCCGGAAGGTCCGCCCAAGCTGGAGATCAGCGCCAGCCCAATCCCCACCAACGCAGTAGATAGCACGCAGTAGATAGCGCAACGGCGCAGCCTGAAGTCTAGGCGATCTTTAAAAATCCAAAAGTATCACCGGTGCATGGTGCGCCGTATAAGGGCTCGTTTAGCCAGCCATCCTCGAATCTTGAGGCACGGAACATAGCTGTTCGCTCGTGTAGAAAGCGAACGCGCCCGTAGCAGTCGCGTGACCTTGTGAGTTGCGCGGCTGTTGCGGAAGGCATACAGGCTTGGGAGACAGACTAAGCCTGTATGCGAGCAGTATTCACGAAAGAGTGTCCGCTCCCGTCAAAGTAATCCGGCGTAAGCGCTGCTGGCCCTGTGGATCTTAGCCCAGGTTCTTACGGCAGATGACACCAGTAGGAGGCTCCCTGATAGCGGGCGCTCTTCCGTGAATTCTGCATAAACCGCCCTAGGGGCATTGCGAGGCCGTCTGGCCAATAGCGATAGGGGATGCCTCCCGCTAGGAGGCTTACCGAACATTCATCTCAGTGCGTTCAGCATTGAGGACTACTACGGAGAGAACATGGGCGATTCCGAGAAAACTTACGGCGATTACACGGCAAGCGAGATCCGTGAATTTCTGGATGCGTGCGACAACATGGGCGAGGGGCTGGATAGTCTGCTGGGCGATGGAGCAATAGCCGTCAGCATCATCCGCGATCTTCTGGCAGCGCTGGACGCCGCGTAACCTCGCGCAACGCGCTGGAGACTGAAATGAGAATCAACGTGTACAGCCAGGAGTTGACCGAAGAAGTCTACCCGGTCGAAAAACAAAGCAACACGGGTGCGACGTACAGCGCCGTGCAATTCATCTTGCACAGTTCAGACCGGTTGCATCACCCGCCAGCCGATGACGACAGGAGCGCGGTGACGTTCTGGTTGCCGAAGACTGTCGAACGGCGCGAAAAGTTTGCAAATGCGCTGGAGTATGCCGCGTACCTTGTGCGCACCGCCAAACCCGAAACGGGACTGGACTAAGCCATGACCGCCCAACGCGCCGTTCACAGATTGATGTCAGCAATCGCGCAGCTACCGCACCTTGGCTTCGTCTACCGGATAGACCGGGTAACGCGGACGGGCAGGGTGCTGGATTCGGTTTATGTGAGCGTTACCCGTGACGTTGTGTGGTGCTGACATGGACAAATTCAAACCACACATCGCGTTCGCAGATGGCGTCTGGTGGGTTCTAGTCCAGTTCGGAACGGGTTCAGTTTGGCTGCATCGACGCAGTTTCGAACGAATCTGCAAGCTAGCCAAGGATGAATGGGAGAGGCAGGAATGACCGACAACACAGATAACCGGTTCTATCGCGAGGCGGCGCAAACATATACCCCAAGGTATTGCCAGTCATGCGGAAACTATGTCGCGGTTGGCATGGATGCGGATCACGAAGACTGGTGCAGCGAACTCGGATGGAAGAAGCGGGCACTCGAAGCCGAAGAATTGAACCGCAAGTTCATGGCTTCAGTGAATGGGCCTACGCACATGGGGGAACCCGTTATAGCCGCCCACCCTGCCAGCCAGCCGAAGGCGCCGCCTGACGAGCCAACAGACGAAATGATTCGCGCCGCTTTAGCCGTCCTATATCCCTCATTCTATAAGGACGGTCTCTACGCCGAATTTGACGGTCCGAAGACGCGTGCGCGGACTGCTGAGCGAGTTGAGATTGTGAGGCATCAATATCGGGCAATGATCCGCGCCCTTCTGGAGTCCACAAAATGACAACTGTAGAAACCATCGTCGCCATCTGGCTATTCGTCGCAGTGTGCAGTGTTCTGTTCATTCGCGGCGCCACCAGCATGCCATCGTCTCGCGAAGCAAGGCGGGCGGAAGCATTGGAGGAAGTATGAACGAGAACTTGAGGAAGTTCCTGACTGAGTACATCGATTGGGTTGACGCTGGAGCGCCGCACAAGAATCCGTTCTCGCGCCGCTACGGCCTGTGCTCAAACCTGTGCGATTGGTCGCGCCATCTGGATATCGAAGAGCGGGTCGCTCTGGAAAAGATACTCGACCGGATGTTCTCATTCGATGGTCTTGACCAGTGCCATCCTTTTGGTGCCGATGACTATTTCGAGGCAAGGGACAGCGAAACCCAACACCTCAACCCCGCCCGCCTCGCATGGGTCCGCTCCAAGGTCGGAATGACGGAGCCGGTGTAACGATGGATGCCATAAAGACGCTGAAGTTTCGGGTTAAAGACAAGCACGCGAAGACGATGCTTGCGATGGCGCGCGACGTGAACATGGTGTGGAACTACTGTAACGAGACGCAGTATCGCAGCTTGAAGCGTTACTGCAATCGCCCGCAGGTTTGGCTATCTAGTTTTGATCTTCAAAAATTGACAGCGGGCTTCTCGAAATGTGATGGCGTTGTTGTGTCGGCACAAACAGTGGAAGCGACATGTCGCGAGTTTGCAAATCGACTGAAACAGTTCAAGCGTCATAAATTGAGTTGGCGTGTCAGTGATCGAAAGTCACCGAAGTATTCGCTAGGGTGGGTTCCATTCAAAGCTCAATCCATTGGGTTGAAGAATGGTCAACTGCGTTTCAACGGCATGAACATAGATCTCTGGGACACGTATGGTCTGTCGAAGTACGAACTTCGCGCAGGAAGTTTCAATGAAGATTCGCGTGGCCGATGGTACGTAAATATCTCTGTGCGCGAGAAAGTGGATGAGAAGCGGACGCCAGATGGCGCAACATCAATTGGTATCGATCTAGGCATCAAGACGATGGCGACCTACAGCGACGGCGAGAAGTTTTCTCCTGCGAAATGGTACCGCGAGTCGGAACAAGCACTCGGCATTGCCCAGCGGGCAAACAAGAAACGTCGCGTCAAGGCTATCCACGCCAAGATCGCGAATCAGCGCAAGGATGCCATCCATAAGGAAACGTCTGCGCTAGTCAAGAAACATGCAGCAATCTTCGTAGGCAACGTGAATGCGAAAGCGCTGGCAAAAACGAGCATGGCTAAGTCTGTGCACGATGCCGCGTGGACGATGTTCCGGACACAACTCAAGTACAAGGCCATTAGGCAATGTGTGGTGTTCGAGGAAGTCAACGAAGCGTTTTCAACCCAGACGTGCTCGTGCTGCGGCAGCATTCCGCCCAGCAGTCCGAAAGGTAGGGCCGGTCTTGGAATAAGGCAATGGACGTGTAGTGACTGTGGAGCGGAGCACGATCGCGACACAAACGCTGCAAAGAACATTGCCCGCTTGGGGCATCAAGCGCTAGCAGTAGGAGCCCCATTCTTGTAGGAATGGGGAGATGCCAAAAGGTCGGACAAGTGGCCATAAGAAAGCGTAACGAGCATCGCCGGCGTGCAGCGCCCATACCGCGAGACCCCGAGTGGGGAGCAACGGCCAAGCGCGAGACCGAACAGCCGACTGGCAATCGGCCGTCAGGGTTGGACGCCCTGAGCCCTGATGGCGAGGCAGCGTGGAGCTTAGGGCCAGCGAGAACGATCCGGGGTGCGTCGCCGGATGACTGGCTCGATCTGAGAAGCGCTTGAAAACTGGCAGACATGACAGGCTGCCGGTCCTCGCCATGAGGGCTAATACCTATCTAACCAATTTCGCAGTCCTATCGGGAGAGAACCGTGGGAAAACATTTCAATGCCGAGCTGTACGGCAAGTTGGCACCCCAGCCAGACGACGACTTCGACGAAGACGGCTGGAACGAACCGCAGTATCAGCGCCCAACGAAAGACGAACTGGAAGCGCAGTACTCGGACTGGCTTTGGGACAAACAGGACGCAGCGCCGCGATCTGTTCGTCTTTGGGATGAATGCGGGGTGGGGCGATGAGCGAAATCAAAGACCGCAGTGCAGCCTTCCCGCGCTTCGTGCCGGATGGTCACTACAACGGCAGCATCGATGAGGAAGGAATGCTACTCAGGGACTACCTGGCGGCACACGCGAGCATCGACAATTTCGACATCTGGACGCATGTTCAAGAGATGCGGGCTGAGCGCGCGACCTACACCGACCAAGAAGCGAGCGTAGGGGAGATCGCGGATGCAATCGCCGATCTGAAATACGAAATCGCTGATGCCATGCTGAAACGGAGGCAATCATGAGCGTAACGATTGAATACCACGAAGGCGCCGTGACGTACCTCTCAGACGCCGGTCAAGCCGCCTACGAAGCAGACCGCCAACGCCAAGCCGACGAGCAGCGCATGAACCGCGTAGACCGCCTGTACGTCGAGATTCGCTTAGGCGCTCTCGGCGGTGCACTGCTGACTATCGCTGGGCTGATCGTAAAACAAATCTGGAGCCTGACATGAACGGCCTTAACGATCTTCGCCATGTAGACACGCGGTGGGCATTAACCGACGCCGAGCGCCAAGCAATCCGCCGCCAGCGTCAGCGTGATGAATTGGGCCTTGGCGAGCCTCGCGTGTGTATCTCAGCATGCTATGTGCCGCCCAGCGTAGCGCGTCAGTACGTGCAGATCGAGTGGTTGAGGGGAGGTGCGGCGTGAATCAGTGTGCATTCGACGTTTCATGGGTCGGTCGATGCCGTGAGGCGGCGGAATACGACAGCGAATTTTGCCCGAAGCATAACGGCATGAAGTGTGTCTCGTGCAAGGCTCGGGCAACGCACGACTGCGACCATACGGGCGCTCTCGTTTGCGGCGCGCCTCTTTGCGATGGTTGCGATGGCTATCAGGAGCCTGGCGCGTCACATGGGTTCTTTGGATTCGGCGGTCACAGCCATCGCTCGAAGCAATGGGAAGCGCAAAAGGAGAACCAGTAATGCCAACGATTTTTCATCCCATCGAACTAACAGACGAACACGGCTTCGTGACCGACGCCGAACTTCGAATCAGCTTCGATTACACGCCGTACGAAGCGGCGACGCGCGATTGTCCGGGCAGCCCCGAGGAAATCGATGTGTACGCCGCAAGCGTGTGGTGTTGCGGTCAGAAGATTGGCGATCACCCGGCGCTCAAGGATTGGGAGCCGATCTGCTGGCAGTACATCGCAGAAGAGAAAGCCGAAGCAGCGCTCAGCATGGCGCTCGACTCCATCGATCAATGAGGATGTGCGATGAACAACGAAATCCCAGTCATCCGGATCGTCCAGGCAATAGCCGCGATCAAGGCTCTTGAGTCTGCATATTTCTCGAGCGGAGGCGTCACGACGCGGCTCGTCACTGACTTGACGATTGCCAAATGTGATCTCGAGTCGGCGCTAATGGGCGTCCGTCTAACTATCAAGGAAGCAGCATGAGCGAATCAACAGCATTGACGTTGCCCGAACGCGCCGCGGTTGCGCTGGGGACGCCCAAGTACGAGCAGGAAATCCGCGAACTGGTCGCCAAGACGGTGACGATCACGGAAGTCAAGAACAAGGACGGTCGCGATCAGTGCCACGGCGCAATGATGACCCTTAAGAACACGCGGGTCGCGATCGAGAAGGCCGCGAAGGCTGCACGCGAGGATGCGACGGCGTTTTCAAAAGCGGTCATCGCCGAAGAGAAGCGCCTTGTGGCACTCGCCGAACCGGAGGAAGCGCGATTGCAGGCGCTTCGCGACGCGTGGGATGCGGAGATCGAACGCGAAAAAGCCGCCAAGGCCGCAGCGGAGAAAGCGCGTGTTGACGGCATCCGCAAGCGCATCGCTGAAATGCAGTCTATCCCGGCGATGCTGGTCGGCAAGCAGTCGGCAACCATTGCGACGGCGATCGAAGGGCTAGAGGCGGTTGAGATCACGCTGGAAATCTTCATGGAATGCGCGGGCGAAGCTGAACTAGCCAAGATCGCGACTGTTGCCAAGCTGGGCGAAATGCTGACGGCGCAAGTCGCACACGAGAAGGAACAGGAGCGCCTCGCAGAGGAACGCGCGGAGCTTGAACGCCTTCGCCGCGAGGCCGCCGAACGTGAGCGCCAGATTGCCGAGGCAAGGGCGCTTGATGAACGCCTGGCCAGTGAGGCCCGCGAACGTGAGGAAGCCCGCCTGCGTGCTGAGCGCGAGGCGCACGAAGCCGAATTGCGGAAGCAGCGTGAAGAGGCAGAGGCAATCCTACGGGGCCGTCGCGAAGCGGAAGAGGCGATGCTTGCGGCGCAGCGCGCCGAGATCGCGAAGCAACAGGCGGAAATCGCCGCAGCGAAGGCCGAACAGGAGCGCATCGAGCGCGATCGTCAGGCGGAAATCGAGGCTGAGGCACGCGCCAAGCGCGAGGCAGAGGAAGCGGCAGCACGCGCCGAAGCCGCACGAATCCGCGCCGAACAGGATGCAGCGATTACGGAGCAGAAGCGCCGTGAGCGCGTCGAATTCATCAAGAACGGCCCCGGCGACGTCGAAATCCTGAAACTCGTCGCAAGTCACTACGGCGTGACATACCAGACGGCATGCAACTGGGTCGGGAAGATCGAGTTTATCGAATTTCCCGACGTCATTGAAACGGAGAAAGCGGCGTGAGCAATGCCCTACAAGTCATCACACAAGAGATCTACGGCGTCCGCGCTGGTTTCGAAGCGGTAGCCGTCGATCGATCCATCAATTTCGAGCGTGAAGCCGGTTTTGCCATCCAGATTCTTGGCAACAACGAATACGCGCTCGGCATTGCGATGAGCAACAAGCAGTCTGTTATCGACGCAGTAACGAATATCTCGGCTATCGGTATCAGTCTGAACCCGGCTAAGAAGCAGGCTTATCTGGTGCCGCGCGATCGGAAGATCTGTCTAGATCTGTCTTACATCGGCTTGCTTGATCTAGCCGTCGCGTCAGGCTCAATCATGTGGGGCAAGGCGGAACTGGTCAAAGAGTCGGACAACTTTCGCCTGAACGGCTTCGACCGGCCGCCAGCTCATGAGCGCGATCCATTCGCCAAAGATCGCGGCGAGGTGGTGGGTGTCTACGTGGTTGCCAAGACGCATAGCGGCGACTACCTGACGGAGACGATGACCATTGCCGAAGTGAACGACATTCGCGATCGATCGACGGCGTGGAAGGCGTGGATATCCAAACAGAAGTCCTGCCCGTGGGTTACTGATCCGGGCGAGATGGCAAAAAAGACGGTCATCAAGCGAGCCAGCAAGACATGGCCGAAGGCTGACCGGCTCGACAAGGCGATCCACTTCCTCAACACGGACGGCGAGGAAGGGCTTGAATCGATCCGCCAGCAGAACGCCGCGCCCGCAGGCTGTCCAGATGACGTTCTATCCGCCTGGTGCGCAAAGGCGAAGACTGCGCCGAATCCTGACGCGCTGAGCAAGGTCTGGACCGATGGCCTGGCAGTCATCAAGCCGACCAAGGACATGCGCGCTTACAACACGTTCAAGGAAACGGTATCGGCGCGCGGTAACGAACTGAAGAAGCCGCCCGCTGACAGCAACACGATCGACGTGCAGGCCAAGGAAGTCAAGACCGCCCAGCGCGAACCGGGTTCGGACGATGCCGAGTTGCAAGCGGATTTTGAGCGCCAGATGGCGAAGGAAGGAGCGACGCAATGATTCTCATCGAGGCAGTGCAGGGTAGCGAGCAATGGTTGCAAGCCCGAAGCGGAGTGATTACGGCATCGCGCGTGTCAGATGCGATAGCCGTCCTTCAGCGCAAATCTGGCTCGAAGAATCCGGGCGATCCGACAGGCGAATCGGATAAATACGCATATGAGGTTGCGTTCGAACGTATCAGCGGAGTGCCTTACGGCGCCCCCATCAAGGCATATACGCTTGAGCGCGGCCATACCTTGGAGCCCGTCGCCCGCATGCTGTACGAAGAACGCACCGGCAATCTGGCTATGGAGTCGGGCATTGTCCTATCGGACGACCGCAAATTCGGCTACTCGACGGACGGGTTCCTGAACGACGATCGCGGCATCATCGAAATCAAATGCCCGGTCGATACGGTCAAGATCATGGACATGTTGACGACCGGCGATACGTCCGAATATGACCATCAGATCCAGTTTGGACTCTTCCTGACGGGCCGCGCTTACTGCGACTTCATCCAGTACGTTCCTGCGCTTGAGTCTGTCGGGCGCGACCTGTACGTAAAGCGGATCGAGCGCAACGAAGAGTTCATTGAAGACATGGTGGCGAAGGTTCTGACCTTCGAAAAACGTGTGAGCGCATACGAGTCGTTGCTCCGCAAACAAGCAGCCTGAGGCACTCCCGGCGGGCCGTGTCCGAGAGGATTAATCGCCGGGCTATCTCCACTCCGTACCGCTGATCCCGGTGCGGCGCTTTAGGCGGTCGGTACGACGCCTCTTTTTCGAGACAACAATGGCAATGAACAAGAAAGAACAGGCGCAGATGGACGAACTGCGCCAAGCGCTGCGTCTGGCGAAAGCGCTGCGATGGACCGAGGAAGTCAAGACGGACGTTGCGCCGCCTTCAACCTATTCATCCCATGTGAGCGGCTATGTGTATAGCTCGCATGGCGGTCGGGTCGAGCCCGCATGGACAAGTTCAGTCAGTCACGGTCGAGGCTATTCGGAGCCGCAATCTCGAATCAGTGGATCGCAACGCGCCATAAATATGTACAGCACCAAACTGCTGGCGCTCCGAGCGTTGCGCCATGCGGTCGAATTGGAATGCGCCAAGAAGCTTTCCGATATCGATACACAGATCGAACAGGAGTTGATGCTGTCATGACCACACCCGAACAAATCACCGACGTTCTGACGTCGCTGTATTACACCGCGCGCGAGAAGTCGAAGCGTGACTTTTTGGACATTGCCCGCGCCGCTCTCGCCACTACCAAAGCGACTGACGCCGTGCGCTTCTTCTGGCAACAGCACACGCTATCCGACACGTCCGCAATGTCGATGGCCGAGCTTCACAACGACACGGAGTGCGTGATTCGCGGACACCGCGCCTCGCCCATGACTGACGCCATTGCGACGACAGAGGGGGCGCTAACTGCTGCGCAGAAGTGGGAAATTGCCGAACGCGTTCATGCGCAATGCGAGCGGCTGAAACCGCATGCAACGTTCCGATCGGCAGCATCGCAAGCCATTAACGATACCCTGGAAGCGCTCTGTGCCGCCCCCTCGCCGAAGCCAGCCGTCGATGCGCTGACAGAGGGAGCGGTGAATCGACGGCTATTGCGGATTCTTGTGATGCGCCATGCCAAGTCCTACAGCGAATGGGATGACGGATCTCTTTCGCGCGTGGATTTCGGCCAGTATGGGTTTGATCGATTCGTCAGCGCGCTGATTAAAGAGACTGCCCACCCCGCCAGCGAGCCTCAATCAGATGCGCTGACTACCGGAGCGGTGGCGAAACCGTACGCGTGGTGCATCGATCCTGGCGCAGGCTCGGCATGTGATCGATTCCAGACCGTGGAACCGTATGGTTGGCAATATGCGGAAGTAGAAAGGCGAGGCGGCAGTATTACCCCTCTCTACGACCACCCCGCCAGCGGGCCGAAAGCGGCGCTGTTCGTGGACAACACGCTCGTCGAACGCCTGTCCATCAAGCACGGTGGGCCCGTTGACGGTGAAGGATGGTGCATCAACAAGAGCGGCCTCTACGACTTCCTGCACGAATATATTCGCGCCGTCGCCCTTCTCGCTGATCGCGGATCGGAGGGCGGGAGATGAATTTGCCGACACTGAAGGCCGGTGAAGAGTTCGTCTGCGCAGATGGATGCGGAACGACGACTGCCGAGCAATACGACTTTGAGTATTCGCGCGAAGAGTTTTCCGATGGCCGCATTGAGTCGAAGACTGTTCCAGCGTGGCGCGCTCGCTGTTGCGGTGCCGATCTCTGCGTCTACAGCAATCTAACGGACGAATTTTTACCGCTCGACGAGTATCGCGCTAACGCCCCATCAAGCGAGGAGCAATCGTGAGTGACGACCGCATGTTTGACGTGGTATGCGACTGGATATGCAAGGAAGGGCTAAACAAGCACACCTGCGTCGAGACGGTTCTTGACCTCGCCAACGAGATCCGCCGCGCTACGCTGGAGCGCTGCGCAGACGTCATCACCAACGTTATTGCGCATGGCGGCGATATGAACGCGGCACTCGGCTTGATCCGCGCTCTCGCAGCGAGCGACAGCGATGGAGGTAAATCGTGAGTAACGATCTGATTATGAGGCTGCGCAAAGCAGTTGAGCTTTACGACACGCTTATGTCGACAGTCACTGGATGCTCGGACGGCGGCTGCATGATTCGCGCCCCAAAAGGCATGCATACGAATGGCGGCTGTCGCTGCCATCGTGACAGCATGAAGACACAGCGTGTCCTCTATTCGGCAAAACAGCTTCGCCAAGCTATCGACATGGACGCCATTGCCGCGCGCATCGCCACCCTAGAACAGACTCTGCGCGAAATAGCCAACGCTGACACTGTGGAGTGGGACGACCCGACCGAGTTCGAGGCGTGGGCGAAGAGTCGGGCAAGGTGGACGCTGGCGAAGGGAGGTGAGGCATGAAGCGCGAATGGACGTTCCGCGTCAAGTGCTCGCATCCGGACTGCAAGGAACAGGACATGTACCGATACGACACGCGCCGCGACATGCTCAACAGCTTCGAGATGAAGCATTACGGCGGCGACCGGTGGAAGTGCTTGCGACACAAAGACCCGAACCGGGTGCTGTCTGCGAGCAATCCTGAGACACGCTTCGAAGTCGTGCTGGAGCAGAAAGAATATGGGAAGTATTTCGGCGGGAGCGGACTCGTGACGGGGCCTGGGTTTCTGGCCTACGCAGCGGACTTGCCAGTTGGCGCAAAGCTGATCGTCACGGCGCGAATTGAATTGCCGCCGCCCACGCTCGAAGCCGAACCGGAGCGCGACACGCGCACGATCGATATGTTTGCGAGTCAGGCGTCATGAGAAGCTGCACGCGGTTCGCGGGCCTTGTGACTATCGGAAGCGGAGTGAGAAGCGATGAAACGTTTAACCGGATTTGCAGTCGCGTGGCTGCTATACGGCGCTGGCCATGTCGTCAGCCGCCCAATGACATGGTGGGGCGTTTGCGAATGGCTCTACGCACCATACAACTGGCTGATGCTCCGATCATGCGATGCGCAGGATTGGGGTCGGGCTGGCCCGTGGGAGGAGGTCGAGCATGGTTGATTTGCCGACCCTAATCCTACCTCTCAAATCCGAATACTTCGACGCCATCCGCAGCGGCGAGAAGGTCGAGGAATATCGGCTGGTCAACGAGTACTGGACGAAGCGACTCGTGGGTCGCCACTACGGACGGATCGTGCTCACCAAGGGCTATCCCAAAGCCGACGATTGGGAGCGCCGCATTCTCAAGCCGTGGCGCGGCTATATCGAACGAACCATCCTTCATCCGCACTTCAGGCCTGATCCTGTTCGGGTGTTTGCTATCAATGTGGGGGCGTGATGGAAGGACGCAGCAAAACATACAGCCTGAGCATGAACATCGATGGCTTCATTCGCAACAACCGTTACCCGCGCGACTACAACGTTTTTCAGGACGACGATGGCCGCGAGCTATCGCCCGCCGAGGCCCGGACGTTTCTAGCGCTCGAAAAGGCCAAAGGCCGCGTCGTTATCCCATGCTCATCGGAGTGCGGCAATCCCTGCCAGCATTCGGATAACGGATGCAGCGGGTTTGATTATGCGGGCGGCGGTTGCCCTGGGCGATATACGGAGGGGAAATGATGTTAGACGAACGCTGTTCCCACGGAAAGACATGGGGTGAATACTGCCCCGAATGCGAACTAATCAGCGCCCGACAAATAGTGGATCACTGGGGCGAGATGGTCGACGAGGCTCGGCGGGTGATTGCGAGGGCTGCCACGAAACGTTTGAACGAACTGAAGAAAGAGGGATTCACGCTATGAAGCAAATCATCAATGAAGAAGGCGCGCGTCCCATCAAGATCTGGACGGATGAGATCGAAGACAGCGCGCTCACGCAACTCAAAAATATCGCCCGGCTGCCGTTCATTGCGGGTAATGGCGTCGCCTGTATGCCCGACGTTCACGCTGGCATCGGCGCAACGGTCGGAACGGTCATCGCGACGGACAAAGCCATTGTTCCGGCAGCGGTAGGTGTTGACATCGGGTGCGGGATGAACGCAGTTCGTCTGTCGCTGAAGGCGTCCGACCTCCCGGATAGTCTCACCGCAATCCGCCATCAGATTGAGCGTGATGTGCCGCTGGGGACTGGCGGCTCACATCGACCCGATCGCGCACCCAACGTCGGTGCCGACATGTGGCGCGGATTGCAATCGCTGTCGGACAAGCATCCCGTCCTAGCCAAGAATCAGGCGGAGCGTCAGCTTGGCTCACTCGGCTCCGGTAACCACTTCATTGAACTGTGCATTGATGAGGCGCAAGACGTTTGGGTAATGCTGCACAGCGGTTCACGCGGCGTCGGCAACCTGATCGGTCGTTACTTCATCGAGAAGGCGAAGAAGCGGATGGAACAGTATTTCATCAGCCTGCCGGACGGCGATCTGGCCTACTTCCCGGAAGACACGGACGATTTCAACGATTACGTCGAGGCGGTCAACTGGGCGCAGGACTACGCGCTTGAGAACCGGCGCGTGATGATGGAAGCAGTGATCGCGGCTTTGCGTCGACACATTCCAATCGAGTTCACGATCACGCATGAGGCGGTGAATTGTCACCACAACTACGTCGAGCGTGAGAACCACTTCGGGCGGAACCTGTGGGTGACGCGCAAGGGTGCGATTCGAGCGCGCGAAGGCGATCTGGGCATCATCCCCGGTTCGATGGGGCAACGCAGCTACATCGTCCGCGGTAAAGGAAATCTGCAATCGTATTGCTCATGCTCGCACGGTGCGGGCCGGAAGATGAGCCGCGCTGAAGCTCGTCGGACGTTCACCGTGGCGGATCTTGAGGCGCAGACGGCGGGCGTTGAGTGCCGGAAGGATGACGCAGTGCTAGACGAGATTCCGGCCTCGTACAAGGACATCGACGTCGTGATGGAGAATCAGCGCGATTTGGTCGAGGTCGTTCATGTGCTCAAACAAGTCTTGTGCGTCAAAGGGGCGTAGTGGAAGCAGCGTTTGAAAAAATCCGGGCTGTCACGGCCCGCGAATGGGAGTTGGAAGATGACAGTCGTCGAGATGCCGAAGCTGGTCACGCTGGAAGAATGGGCTGAGCGTATTTTCGGCGCGGCCAAGCCACACAGAAACACGCTCTACAATTGGCGTCAGTACGGTTGGATCGTGCCGGCGCCCATCAAGATCGGTCGGCGGTATTTCGTCGAGCCGAACGCGGTATATGCTGATCTAGACGGGGAAATGGCCCGAAGGATAGGGAATGGCAGCTAGGCGAAGGGAAGCCAAGCGAAGGAACTGGCCGGCACATCTGAATCAGAACGGTGCCGGCTATTTTTATTGGCGCGACCCGGACACGAAGAAAAGTCACGGTCTCGGACGTGACCAAGGGAAGGCGTTCGCCGAGGCGCGGGCCGCCAATCTGGCGGTCGAGCAGCGTCGCGGCCCCATCAATCTGGCACAGAAGCTTCTGGAGCCAGCCGGGAAGACGCTGGACGACTGGACGGGCGAGTACGAGCAGATTTACATCGACACGCGGAAAGGGACGGAGGCCACAATCAAGACGGTTAAGGCCGGCATCCGCGCAATCCGCACGGCGCCGTTTCTCAGGAAGCACCTTCGGTCAATCAAGACCGACGAGGTGTCGACATTCATCGAGGAAGCAGCGACGAAGCGGGGCGCACAAATGGCCGCGTTGATGCGCAAGACCTTGCTGGATATGTTCCGCGAAGCCGAGGTCAAAGGGTTGATTGAGACCGGCAAGAACCCCGTCACGGTGACACGCGTCCCGCAATTCGAAGTTGAGCGATCGCGCCTCACATGGGAAAACTTCCTGGAAGTCTACAAGGCCGCCGAAGAATTCGATCCCTGGGTTGCGCGGAGCTTCGAACTTGCCCTGCTATCGGCCCAGCGTCGTGAGGACGTCGCGAGTATGCTGTTTTCGGACGTCAAGGACGGGTTCTTGTTCGTGACGCAGAAAAAGACCAAGGTGAAGATTCGTATCCCGGTAGCGGTCCGACTTGATGTCATCGGCCTGTCGCTGGAAGACGTCATCAAGCGATGCCGAGACCGTTTCGTATCACGCTCCATGCTGCATTACAACAAGAAAGCAAACGGGCGTGATGCCGGCGATCCGGTTACCGCTGCGTCGCTCACGAAATATTTCCGGTTCGCCCGCGAGAAGTCGCAGATCACATGGGATGAGGGCAAGACGGCACCAACGTTCCATGAGTTGCGGAGCCTGTCTGCGCGACTCTATACCGACCAGTATGGCGAGGATTTCGCCCAGGCGATTCTTGGTCACAAGTCGGCCAAGATGACCGCCATGTACCGCGACACGCGGGGTGCAGAGTGGACGGAAGTGAAGCTTACTGGATGAAAAATTCCAGACGAATCAGCAACGAATAAGCGGAGAGCCTTATCCAGCAAGGCGGATCATTACCTCCCGCGTAAAGCCGGATATTGATACTAAGTGACTGATATTTAGAGGTAAAATGGCGATTATCCGGTCGTTATGGTGCGCATAAAAACGCACATCGACGACTAATGGAATCAATCGGTTACAGCGCCATTAGCGACGATTAATTTTTAGGCACCGCGATCCAAAGATATGTCCGAATCCGCCCTCGAATTCTTCGCCGAACGCGCCGCGATCCTGCAGTTCGAGGCGAACCTCAGCAGGCCCGACGCGGAGTATTACGCTGTGATCTTGACTCGGCGCTACTGCGCCCGCATGGGCATCGACGAACCGAGCGATCACTGGATGAAATCAATGCCAAGGGCAGAGTGGTCGGACGCCGAAGGCAAACCAGTGATGAAGCGCGAGCCGTTGATTCCGGACTATCGTGGGAGGGGATTATGACGTTCGAATACGGAAACCCCAAAGCGATCCTGGCTGAGCTGCCCATCGTCCCGAACGATCTTGGGCATACGCCGCTGGAGGACTTCGATTATTTCTGCAGTCTGACGGGGTGTCCGCCGGATGACGCCTGGGCGAAGCTAGCCTACGTGTTCGCATCGCGGAAATGATCGAGGCCACGGACCTGATGCATTCGACGCTCCAAAAGCGACCATTCTCGAGCGCCGACTGGCTGTTCGAATGGAAGTATGACGG